ACCTACTTGACCACTTACATTACTTCCGGCTACTGAATTAGCTATATTTGCATAATGACTTTGAACTGCACTTGTGACATTACCGTTTACATTGCTACCTGTTAGATATGTTAAGGTTGCACCATTACCTATAAAATAGTTAGCAGAGACATTGCCGGTGTATGTTGGGAGATATGCGGCTACATTTGTATTTGAATAACTTGCTGGCAATCCGGTTAATAAACTACCATCACCGCTAAAATATGTTGCTGTTGCTAAGTTACCTAAACTAGCATTACCACTTGTAATATTGCCTGTTATTGTTAAACTAGTTAGTGTACCAACACTTGTAATATTAGGCTGTGCATTTGTAGTTACTGTAGCCGCTGTAGTTGCTGTTGTCGCACTGCCTGCACTTGTTGCATATGTCGCATTTGCTACTGTACCTGATACATTAGCACCTGCAATGTTTGATAGATATATACCATCACCGTTAAAATATGTTGCTGTTGCCAAGTTACCTAAACTAGCATTACCACTTGTAATATTACCTGTTACACTTAGACTACTTAATGTACCAACTGAAGTAATATTAGGCTGTGCATTTGTATAAACTGTGCCGGCAACTAATGCATTACCAACTTGGCCTGATATATTACTTCCTGCTACAGAGTTAGCAATATTTGCAAAATGACTTTGTACTGCACTAGTTACATTACCAGTCATGTTAGCACCGGTTATATATGTTAATGTGCTGCCATTACCTATAAAATAGTTAGCAGAGACATTGCCGGTGTATGTTGGGAGATATGCGGCTACATTACTGTTGCTATATGTACCAGTAATGCCGGTTAGTAGACTACCATCACCGCTAAAATATGTTGCTGTTGCTAAGTTACCTAAACTAGCATTACCACTTGTAATGTTACCGGTTATAGTTAAACTTACCAATGTACCAACACTTGTAATATTAGGCTGTGCATTAGTGTACACAGTGCCAGCAACTAATGCGTTACCAACTTGACCGCTAATATTACTTCCTGCTACAGAGTTAGCTATGTTTGCAAAATGACTTTGCACTGCACTTGTGACATTACCAGTTATGTTAGCACCGGTTATATATGTTAATGTGCTACCATTTCCTACAAAATAATTAGCAGAAACATTACCAGTATATGTAGGGAGATACGCCGCTACATTTGTATTTGAATAACCTGCTGCTATTCCGGTTAATAATGCCCCGTTACCTATAAAATAATTTGCTGTTACGCTATTGCCTAAATTAGCATTAGCGGCTGAAACATTGGCAGTTATTGTCATTCCGTTAACTGTATAGTTACCGGTTATGTCTATGCCAGATGATTTAACTACCGTTAATGCCATTTTTTATACCTTATTATATTATTTAGCGTATTTTTGTTATACTAGTTCTACCCAAGAGGTTGTATATTCAATTATCAAAATGTTATACTACCTGAGGCAGTCCACTTGTATACTCTATATCCGCCGGCTACTGTTATAGTTGGTGAACCTGTAGTTGAGGCGGCAGCTACATATGAGTCTGCATAACGAATGATCACTACACCCGACCCACCAGTTCCACCTGTAGATAGGCTGTCACCGTATGAAGAACTTCCTCCACCACCAGAGCCGGTATTGACAGTTCCGGCGCCGCCGTTACCTCCACCCTGGCTAGAGCCATCTCCACCACCACCGGCTCCTCCTGTACCATACCCGTTGAAACCACCACCACCGCCGCCTCCGGCATAAGTGACAGATGTTCCACTGATTGAACTGGTTTGGCCTGCTCCACCGTCGGCACCAGCATTTAAATATATACCACCGCCTACTGCTTGTCCTACGGCACTAGCACCACCTCCACCTCCACCTGCACCTTGTCCGGTGCCAGAGGATGATGCGCCCCCGGCGTAACCTTCAACTGGACTGTATCCACCTTGGTTTCCTGATCCTCCAGCGGCACTGCTTCTTGCAGAGCCACCACCACCTGAACCGCCGGTTTGCCCTGCAACACTAGATCCGCCTGATCCCCCGCCGCCACCAGTGCTGGTTATAGTGCTAAACACTGAATCACCACCCTTTGACCCTAAGGTCGCACCACTTGCGCCACCTGCACCACCTGCACCCACAGTTACAGTTACAGTAGTATCCATTTCTATCATTAATCCAATACCAGTTCTATAGCCTCCAGCACCACCGCCACCGCCACCATAAACACCACTAGCTGTAGTTCCACCACCACCACCACCTGCAACTATTAGATATTCTACGGTTAGTGGGGGCACTGCCACTGATATTCCACCACCGATTGTAATTCCTGATCCTATTTCCATAATATTAAATGTGTTCTATTTGTTTTTTCTTTTCCCAATAATCATCAGGAGCATACCATGCACACAATGGATCATGTTGCGGACCGTAGATATCATCAACTACTTCTCCATTGACATCTCTTAATGCAAACACACAATAGTAAACTGTGTCATCTTCCAGTGCAGTCATCTTGTGTATCAGTTCTTTTTTAATCACAACAAACGTGGGCGCTACAAATTCTTTAGGCTCTTTGCCTTGTACTTCCACACGAACACTGCCTTTTGCTAGCAATGTCATATGGTCAAAGTAATGCACATGCCCCGGTGCTTCTTCACCTTTTGACAACATGTTTTGTCTAACCCAAATGTTACCAAAGTAACCTAACTCAATATTTTCCATCAAATTCTTTCTTAAATTGTTTCAACAGGAGTGGCAAGTTTTTCGCCCAAGTCTATCCAAGTATTGGTATAATCATCCCATGCATGTCGTTTACCGTCTTCTGGGTAAGGCACAGGTGGTCCCCACTTGCATGTTTCGTTGTTTAATACCCAACTGGCAAAAGGTCTTGGTTCTAAAAATGCATCTCTCTTTACATCATAAATGAATCCTACTCCTGCAAAGTTTTTACGAAACGAACCATTGTATGATGTTTGCTTCCATACTGTATCTATGCCAAATATTGACTGACAAAATAAGATTCCCTTAGATTCAGATTCCGCTCCGTTATCTAACAGTTCGTTATTATGAACCACAATAACTTGTATTGCTGTGTTGTTTTCATCAAGTTGTGCAAAATGTGCCATATATTTCCTAATTATTAATTAATTGCAAATGTACCAGTACCGGTAAATGTGTAAATTCTAAATCCAGTGATTGCTGTAATAGTAGGACTACCTGTTGTGGTTGCTGCGGCAAATGTATCAGGGTATTTGATAATCACTACCCCTGATCCGCCATTGGAACCTGCTGTGTTGACTGGAGATGCGCCGCCGCCACCTCCGCCAGTATTTGCCGTACCGGCAGTCTTACTGCCGCCGCCAGTGCCGCCACCGCCAGTGCCACCCGAGTTTGCACCATATCCGCCGCCGCCGCCGCCGCCATAATATACTTCGCTACCAGTTACTGATGATTGAATACCTACGCCGCCAGCACGATTGGCCGGGATTCCGGAAGCATAGTTGCCTCGGGCACCTGCGCCGCCGCCGCCGCAACCATAATCTGTACCAAATACCGGTGCTGGTGCACCGTCATACCCTTGCCTTGCTTGATTTAAAAATGTTGATCCAGGATAAACACCTACACCACCAACACTTGTATCGGGGTAGGCAGCACCACCTCCGGACCCGCCATTGGCACCACTAGCATTGCCTCCTGAGGTGTCAGCGTTACGACTTCCGCCGCCACCGCCACCTACAGCAGTGATGGTAGTGAAACCTGATCCAGAGATTGAACTATTTCCTCCGGACCCGCCTCTTTGAGTTTGTGAGCCCTGACCCACGCCACCTGGGCCTATAGTAATTGTATATGTTACAGCGAGTAGAAAAACAGTAGATGTTTCTAATACTCCGCCGGCACCTCCACCTCCACCATAGTATCCTGTTCCGCCGGCTCCACCGCCACCAATTGTCAAAGCGGTAGCATTAATAACGTCAGCTATTAGAATACTAAATGCTCTTGCGGTGGTTTGGGTGTAATTGTTAGTGGCTGTTATAGTAAAGTTGAAAGTATTTGCTACAGTAGGAGTTCCTGAAATTAAACCCGAACTTGAATTCAAACTCAATCCAGTAGGCAATGCACCAGAAGTTACACTGTATACGATTCCTGTTCCTGTAGCCTCAACTGATGTTGAGTAAGCAATATTATTAACTCCGGCAGTTAAAGCTCCGGTCGCTGTTACCCAAACAGGAGGAGAATTGAATATTATTGCTCCTGGCTTTGTACCATTTGTTCCGTCTGTGTTGTACAATATAACATTGTATGTTTCGGCACTGGTTGCAGGTGTAGTGAATGTTAAACTTGTGCTGTTACCATATGTTGTAGAACATATTGTACTATTGACATATGCTGTAATACCACTATTAAATCCACTACCAGTAACTGTTATTGTTTCTCCACCTGCAATATCTGCCGCTGTTGCACTGCCAGGATATGCAATTGTTGTCAAAGCAACCGTTGGACTGACTCCACTCACAGTTAGTACCGGACCAAGTGCTGTTGATTGTATTGTGGTTAAACTTTGTGTCATTTATAACTCCAATAATTTCCAGCCATACGTGCTGTTGCTGTAGACCAATCCAAAACTACTTTGGTTTATACTCACTACCAAGTCCTGAGCAACTCCTTGAATATTTGAACTGTTTCTGCCAACTGTTAAATTATTTGCACCAAACGTTCCTGCTAGATCATTTATCCGAATAGTGTCACCAATAACAGCACTGGCTGGCAGAGTCATTGTTTTTGCGCCACCTGTTGTGTCGACAAAATATCCATTGCTTGCAGTCATAGTAATATTACTGTTTGCAATGTTCCAAGTAAACGAACTTGAACTGGAAACAGCTACTGCTAATTCACGTATTTGAATAGCTACTGCACTAGCCGGGGCAGTAGTAAATATTAAGTTTGCCCCACTAACTGTATAATCTGTTGTTGGTAATTGTAATATACCATTTTCTGCCACAAGCACACTGCTGGCAGTTACTCCACTAGTAACAGTGAATGTAGTTTGTACATTATTACCAGTATAATTTCTTGTTACAAAACTACCTTGTCCGGTAGCTAATAACTCAGTAGTTGTAACTTCAATACTTGCACCAGTAACTGGAGCACTGTCAAATGTTATACTTGCACTACTAATTGAATATGCGTCACGTAATTGAAATACCCCGTCAATATTAACAAATGTGTTATTTACGCTAGTCGGAGATACACTCAGAGTGAATACTGTTTGAACTGAATTGCCAGTGAAGTTATCCACTGTGATAGTGTTTAGGCCTGCACCACCAGATTGTGCTACCCAAGTTAAACTTCCAGAACCATTTGTTTGAAGTACATAATTGGCGGA